GCTAAATCGAAATTATAAAGTTTTGACTTGTCCTGGTCGCCTTCTTTAATCCAACTTTCTACTGTTAATACTCCTGCTACTCTTTGTTCGTGTTGGTATGTTGCTTTATGGTGGTTGTTGTGTTTTAAGTAACTATAAGCTGCCTTCTTTACAGTATCTTTTGAAAAGTATACGTAATATTCTTGGTCTGTATTTGCGCAGTATCGATAGATATTTTTTAAAGGGATGAGGGCGGGTGCTATAAGTTCTCTTTTTTCTTCGTCTACTTTAGCAAAGGTTAAGTTATTCTTTTCTTTTCCGAAAAATACAAAGTCTACTTCTATAGCTGGTGACGTTACTAAACTAATTGCGTCGATTGCTAAAGCTTCGTTTTCTTCGTCTATAACTAATTCTGTGATTTTAGTTGTTTTCTTTTTCATATACTATATAATATAAGTTATTCGTTATTATTTGATTTTAAATTGTACTTCTTCTATTTATGTCTGCCATTTGTGCCTGGCTGTCCGTGATCTCACTTTCTACAACAAACGCCTTAACAGCTTGTTGTTCTACACCACCTAAAGTAAAAGCACCTGTACTAGACGGTAACATAGGTTCTACTATGTCTGTACCACCACCGCCGCCTCCACTAGCACCTCCTATTTTTTCGTTTCTTATATTTGCTATTTGCGATATTCCCATTGCACCGTGTATAGCTGCTTGTGCAATACCAAAAGGTGCAGGTATGTCTGCTAACGCTCGCATAATAGACTTACCCGTAAAAAATGCAGTTTCTGCAATTGCTATCTTTTTTTGTACTTTTTCGTTTTTACCCCCTAACTGTTTAGCTAAAGTAAACCCTTGTTCTCCTAGACTGTCTTTAAAGTCTGCTATTTTTTGTAGTCGTTCTTTTTCTTCTGCTACTGCTTTATCTCTTGCCGCTTTAATTCTGTCGCTGTTTTCTTGTTGTTGTTGTTGTACTCTGTCCGAATGTTCTTTTATAGCTTTATCGTATTCTTCTTGCTCTTTTTCTTGTTGTGTTTGTATTCTTTCTAACTCTAAACTATCGTACTTTTCATTTATCAATAAGATTTGTTCTCTTGCGTTTTCTGCGTTTGCAACTTTTTCTAAGTGTATTTGTCTGTCTTGTTCTATTTTTGCTGCTGCTCGTTCGTTATCGTCTTCTATTCTTAATAACTCTATTTCTTGTTCTAGCGTTCTTAATTCTTCGGCTTCTTGTATTCTTTGTGCTTTTCTTTCTTCACGTCTTCTTTTTCTTTCATCTTCTCTTTCTTTTTCTTTTCGTGCTGCTTCTTCATCTGCTGCTATAGCCTCTTTTGTTTTGTCTATTGACCTATCTAATAAGTTAATTGATTTCTGATAATTTTTATTTCTACGTTCTAGTTTTTTTGCTGTCTTCAGTATTTGCTTTTGTTCTTCTTCTGAAAATTCATTTAGCGTTCTAAGTTTTTTTTCGTTTTCTTCTAAGTTTTTGTTGTTTTCTTTTAACTTTTCTATTACGTTGTTTAACGAATTTGTTTTACTTACTAACAGTTTTTCGTTTTTTGTTTCTGCTGCTGCTAATTCTTTTTGTAAATCCCTATTTTTTAAAAATTGTTCGTTTTCTTTAACCAGTTTTTCGTTAAGGTTTGCTTGTGCGTCTGCCGTAGCGTCCGTAGCTGTAGCCCAATTATAAACTGCTACACCTATTGCTGTTATTGCTAAAACTAAAGCACCTATTCCTGTTGCTGCTATAGCTAACCTTAGTAACTTCATACCTGCAGTAGTAGCACTAACTGCACCCGTTAATACTCCTTGTGCTGTAGCCCATACACCCATAGCTACAGACTGAGCGTAAGCTAAAGCAGTACCTAGTTTAGTCTGTACTAAAGCTAGTTTTTCTGCGACTACCCTTTTAGCAGTAGTAGCCATTAAAGCCGCTTCACTCATCATACGTACACCCATTGCTATAGATATAGCTGCTTGTACTTTTACTTGTATTTTTTCTAGTTCTTCACTTTCAACACCTGCAAGTGCTAACGCTCCTTGTGCTACTGCAAAACCTCCCGCTATACCTTCACCCATCTTTAAGAACGCTTCAGCCTTTTGCTGTGGCTCAAGACCTTCCATTTGTTTTTCTAAGGTTTTAACTTCAGAACTTGCGTCTTGTATTGCTGTTGCTAACTTTTTAAAGTCCTCGCTTCCTTTTTCTACACCTTTTATTTTTTCTCGTGCTTGCGCTAAACCTTCTTCAAGCTCTCCTATAGTTTTTACTGCCTTAGCACCTCCTTTTAATATTAAATCTAACTCTACTTTTTCACTCATATTTTAAAATGTTACTGCGTTTGTTTTGTTTATATGTAATTTCACTACAGCGTGCCAACTTGTATTTACGTTGTTTTGTCCTGCTACTTGTATCTTTAATGTAAATGCTGTTGCTGTATCTATTGTTTTTGTTCCTAAACCTCCTGTACGTCCTAATAACCTAGCTATTTTAGCGTTGTGTGTAAGTGTTCCTGTATTACCACACCTTATAGTACCGTGGTACTCGTAAGTATCGTAGTGCCCTGGTGTTCCTGAAGAACCACCCGTTACTAAACCACTTAACCAGATCTCGTATGTCGTTACACTATTAGCTGGTAGCAATATTTCGTTTTGTAAAACGTCGTTACCTTCTATATATAGGTCTACGTCTGATGCAGTCGTTGTTTTTCCTGAAACTTGTAATACACTATATTGTAAAAGTCCCGCTTCACTATTAAAACCACCACCACCAATACAAAATTCGCTGTCGTGTGTTACTTTACCCATCTTACCGACAAGTAAGCTATTATTTATATTGTTTTGTACTTCGTTCTTTTCTCCTGTTACTAAACAGTTTTCGTTAAATCCTTTTGTAGTGTTTAGTGTTCCGTTTATTATAGACTTTGAAGTACCTTTGTTACGAGTGTTAGTAACACCTGTAATAGTATTAGTAGGTTCTTTTAATTGATTGTCTAATTTTGAAGTAGGTATAAAAGACATACAAGTACCTGTTAGTGTGTCGTATTTATAACCGTAAGCCTCACAAGCTAACTGATTAGGTACTACGTTATTTGTACCGTCTGTAAAAGTAACTAAACCGTTTAAATTTACTTCTTTAGGTTTTATTTTAAAACCTTTTTTAAATTCTATTAAAGGAATTGAACTTGATGGTGCTGCACTCATAATAAATAAGTTTTTATTTTAAAGTCTTTTTTAAATTCCATTATCCTATTAGTATTAATTCTACACTACTTAATTCGTAAGGTTTGTAGTCTATTTTATTAACTCTATATTCTCTATTCTTAATTCTAATCTTATAGTAAAACTCAAAGTTTGCTATATCTCCTGGTGTTAAATATATCTTTATGTTTACAAGTCTTGTATCTGGGTTGTATAATTCGTCGTAATACGGTGACCAATACGTATTATATAAGTTATCTATAGGTGTATTACCTATTGAACCTATTAATTGTCCTGTTCTAAAGTTATAATCTTTTGTACTTGCTGTTGTTGGTGTTTCTGTTAAGTGTGAAAACTGTAAAAAACTACTTTGGTTTTCTTCTGCTAAACTATTTTGTGCTGGTATAAAATATGTATTGTTAGACATAGTAACTTTACCTATGTTAAAAAGTATTCTAGGTTTGTTGTCGTAACTTTCATATGTTCCGTCTTCGTTACCTTTATATATTACGGGTATAGTCATTTCTGTAGTAAATCCGTCAAATATAGGTTTAACAAATGTAGGACTAAAAGGTTTTGCTTCTACTTTAGTTTCACCGTCAAGTCCTGTAAATATACTTGCGTCTATTTCTTCAGAACCGTATCTATAACCTGTAGCGTTTTTATAAACTCCTAAAGGGTAATCGTTACTGTCTTCTACAAAGTCTAAAAATACCTTCTTCTTTAGCTTTAAAGGTTTTAGTTTAATTTCTGATATATCTACTTTAGAAGTCCAGTCTAACGTCTTATGTGTTATGTATTGACTTGCTGCGTCTATAAATACTGACTTATAAGGTTCTATAATTAAGTTACTAGGGTTTTCTTTGTCTTGTATTACTAATAAGTTAAACATAGTAAACAAACCTTTCAAAAACTCAAATTGTCCTAAGTCACCACGTAATACATTAAGTATGTTGTTACTTACTAAATTAGTTTGTGATAAAACTGTAAAACCCGTATAATCTGTAAACTTAACTACTGAACCTGCAGTAGCTTTAAATTGTGGTTGTATAGTTTCACCTGAAGCTAATAATACACCACTTAAAGAACCAGAAATAGTAGTAGTAGTTCCCGCTGCTAAAGTAACTGTTTGTAAATCAAATTCTACACCTGTAGAAGTAACCCACCTAAAAGTAACGTCACGACTAGAACTGTCTGTATTTTCTATAGTAACATTATATGTTGCGGCAAACTGTAAATTGTTTACGTCTGCTGTATATACACCAGTTGTTGTGTTGTATTGTGGTAAAGGGGGTGCGTTAGAACCTATCTGACCTGTTATTAATGGTATTAGTGTAGTATAACTTGTACCTGCGTAAATTGTAGAACCTCCCGTAGGTGCGTCTTGTTGTACGTGCATACTACCAGTTGCTTGATTAGGTACACTATCACCAAAATTAAAGTCCATAAATAGTTTAGTAAAATCTGGAGTATTTAAAAAGTCTGAACTATAAGTAAAACCTGCTTCTGTAATTATTCTATCTAATAAATATTTACAATTTATAAAAGGTCTAAAAGCGTCTTCAAGTTTCTGTAACTTTACGTTACCTGCGTCTAAGTAACTGTCGCCGTTCCATTTTACAAAAGGGTATTTAATTACGTCTGTCTTGTCTACTCCTAAAGTTGCGTTATATGCAAAACTATCTGTAGTTAAACTACTAATTAAACTTACTCCGTCGTTACTTTCAAAACTTTGTTTTATATTTGTTTTATTGTAATTGTGTGAAAGTTCGGTAAAGTCAATATGTTTAAATTTCTTGTCTTTTAGTTTGTCTGCTAGTGTTATAGTTTCACCGTATAAGTTTACATTATAACTTATTTCGTTTTGTTTATCTACTACATCTATTAGTGTTAAATAACCGTCAAAGATCGTGTAACCGTCTTCTTTTAAAATAGCCTTTGTTTTCTTATAAGGATTAAAACTAAATACATCGTCTTTAACAGACTTAGTTACGTCAAATAGACTACTAAATATTTTGTTGTTTCTTTTTGTTGCTGGTAGTTTAAAAGGTTTACTAAAACTTTGTTTTTTTTCGTGTATGTTTTTGAAGTCGTCTACTGATAAACTTAAAGGTATATTACTTTCGTTATAAAGGTCACAAATAACTTGACCGTCTTTAAATACGTCTACTGTTGGTGCGCTTGCTATGTCTTCTTTTATAGATACACTACCTATTTCTAAATTACTATTGTCGTCATTTACATAGTTTAATAAAAATACTTGTTCTGTGTTTGTAGCTGTAAATGTAAAAGTGTGTGTTCCTACAGTGTTCGGTAAAAGTACAAATGGTAAAGGGGTGTATGTATTACCGGAAACAGACCAAGTACCACTATGTCCTAAAGTAACTACACCTGTTGTACCTGCTAATCGTTCTACTTTTAAAACGTATGTAGAACCTATTTGTAGATTGCTTATTAATTGATATATACCCGTTAAACTTGTAGAACTTGCACTATCTAAAGTTATTTTACCACTTGAAACAGTAGCTGCGTTAGCACTTGTAAACGAACCCCCTGTTACATTATATTGTTGCCAAATATTTAAAGGTATTAAGTTACTTATTGCTGCACCTTGATTACCTGCAGAACCACTAAAACCAGAACCTAAAGAACCTATATTAAAAGAATAGTCGCTTACGTATTCTGTAAAAAAAGGTGTACTTATTGAACTGTATTGACCTTCGTAGTTTTGTGGGTATAGTATTAGTTGTACGCTCATTACATTAATTGACTTTTCTTTGTTTTATCTACTTCTATTTTAAATGTATATTGTATTAGTCTGTCGTTTGCTTTTGTTTTCCTTGTATGTTTTTTATCTATTATAGTTGTAGGTTTTATATACTTTCTCATATATCCTACATTTGTAACGTCTGTAGATCTTTGTTCTAAGATATAAACATCGTTACTAATAAATAGTTCTTCTAACCAAATAGCCTCGTTTTCTGTTATGTAGTCTGTATTTAATGTTATACTTTCTTTTACATTATTACCAAAGTATTTAGTACCGCCTGTGTGTCCGTCTGGTCTGTACCTGCTTGTATTCCAAGTACCCGTTATTTGTGTATAAGACATTCGTTGAGTATTAAAGGTTCTAACGGACTTTTTCGTAAAGTTGTAGTAGTCCCATACACCGAACTTATTTAACCACGTTAAACGTATCGTTTCGTATTCTTTACAGTCTTCTGTTTGTTTGTAAAATTTATAAGTGTCGCTTATTTGATTGTTACCTAAATCGTAAGCTATAACTGTGTAGTAGTCCCAACTGCCTGGTATTGTTTCACCTGCTCCTACTAAGTTACCTGTACCTATTCCTGCAAATTGTAGTTTAACATTACTGTCGTTCATATACCCTGAATGTCCACCTGTCGAAGCTTCTATTGTTTTCGTTATTAACGATCCTGTAGTACTTCCGTTATAATAGAATTGTATCTTAACAAATCTTAAAGAAGGGTATTGTAGTCCTGCTGTACCTACTTCAAAGTCCCAATCGTACTCACTAAAATACGATAAAGTTAAGTAGTCGTTTTCTCGTATGTATTGTGTAGTCGGAGCGTTAGTTAAAAACTTGTCTGTATTACTATTCATAACAAATCCTGCTTCGTCTAAGTTATAACCAAAATTACCACTACTACCTAAGTTTAAAATGTCTGTATCGTATAGAACACCGTTATATATTAAAACAGTGTCTGCTATAGTATTACTTCCGTATTGTTCTGTTACGTTACCTGTAGCACTATCTGCGGCTTCTATATTAAACCTTACTGCAACAAACCTAACACTATTTCTATTTGTACTAAAGTCGTCTATTTGGTGTATAGTATGGGGTGTGTTTTCTGTATATTCTACTCCGTTGTATTGCGAATTATTTGTAGTATTTGTATTGTGTACTGTACCTCCCGTATATTCAGGACTTACATAGTTCTGTAAAACAGGTGACAAGTCAAATATTCCGTAACCTTCACCGTTAGGACTTACTTTAAATACTCCTACTCTATTAGCACTAGAAACTATATTAGAAGTTTTGTTACTTACATATACAGTAGCCTTATATTTTATTTTAAACTTATTGTTTATAGGGTTTATAGTTACTGCGTCATATAGTGTGTAAATTATATTACTACCTGCTGGTATAAGTCTATATTTTGGTTTTTGTTCTATTGATAAACTCATTTCTTAAATGTTTTTATTTCGTTTAATATATCTGTTTTAAAATGTTTCATCATATCCTTTTTAAATTTGTTAAAACTATAACTTAAAGGTTGTGTATAAAAACTTGCTGCTGGTATTCCTTTACGTTTAATACTTCTAGCTATTAGAAAAGCTAAAGACTTTCTTGTTATAAACCTACCTTTACGGTCACGTCCTTTAATACCTCTGTTACCTATCCAACCTTCTATAACTGAACTAGGGGGTTGTTTCTTAAATTTAAAAGGACTTACTTTTCTGTTACCGTCTTTGTCTATATACGTCCTTCGACCTTGAGTACCTGAAACACCTTTATTTACAAAAGCTGCATATTTACTAGCTAAAAATTGTATATCGTAACCGTCTTTAGTTTCTACGATATCATATCTTAAAGACTTAGATAGTTTACCTGTTACGTTCTTACCTCTTTTTTTTAAGATACCTCTAGCTTGTCTTACAATATATTTACCGTAAGATTTTAAGTAGTTTTCTAAACTGTCGTATTTTAAACCAAACGCCACTATGCGCTAGCTATAAACAATTCTACTTGTGGGTTGTAAGAACTACCTACTGGTTTAACTTGTAGACTTGCTAAGTTTTCCATAGTACCAAAAGAAGGCGTAGTATCTTCTTCAGCTAATAGTATTGCTGCTGCTTGACTTAGTACGTGACTATTACCAGGCGTTATCGTTACTTGGTAGTTGTCAGATGTACCTACTACTCCTAACTCTATTTCTGCGTTTTCGTCTAAGTTAGTAACCCTAATATATTTAACTAAGTCTACATCTATTGCACTACTTGAAGTATGTACTGCTGCTGCGAATGCTGCTATTGTAGTAGTCTGTGAATGAGGACAAGTAATAGTACGTTCTAAAGTGTCTACTATTCCTGTTGTTGTTACTGTGTTTGTAGAACCTCTATTTGTTCCGTTGATTGTTACAGTTTCTGTAATTGTTGTTGTTAAATCTGCCATATTATTTTTTGTCTATTTGTTTAAGTTTATTTATTGCCCAATTTATACCACTAGAACCGCCCCACGCATCCCACATTAAACCTCCGCAACCTTCGCTGTATGGTACGTCTTTATGTTGTTGGTGTCTTTTAAATGAAGCCATACGTGCTATAGTATCTCTTGATATAGGTTTTTTATCTGCTAGTTGTCTTGCTCTAGTCCAACCTACACGAGTACCACAACTACTACCGTTTTCTTCTTTATACTCTATAGCTCGTTTAGCGTTGTTAGTAGCTCCTTGTGGGTAGTCTGTATAACTTTCTAACTCTATACTTATTTCTTCTAGTTTCTCTATTACTTCGTTATAGTCCATAAGTTATTTTTGGTGGTATTAATTGTATTGTTAATTTTCCTATTTTTATTTTGAACATATTGTAGTATTGTCTATTGGTACAATACAACTATTCAATTCGTTTTCTACTGTTATTGCAAAAGACATTACCCAACCTGTTACTGCGTTATCAAATCGTTCAGTAAAAGGTTCTATTGTAAAGTCGTTGTCTATAAAGTACCTTTGTTCTTCACCTGCTGCTGCGTCGTAAGCGTATAGTATCTCACCTTGTTTATATACTGCTATTATGTCGTTCATTATTTCTAAACAATCACTTAATACTTCTTGTTCGTTACTTTCGTCTGGTTCTACTAAATCCATAACAAACAACTGAAAGTTAAACGATCTTGTGTTTTGTCCTACCGTTACGTTTACGGGGTTAATATGAAACAAAGGAAACAATGTATTCTTTTCTAAATCGAGTGACCATAAGTCACCACTTGTAACAGTATGTATATTTAAGTGTTGTTCTCCTACACACTTTAAGGTATCTATTACGTTATTGTAACTTTTAAATCTTATGCTGTCTATACTCATTTTCTATTTTTTGGTTTACGTCTTTTTTATAACTCATAAATGTTAAACATTCGTACGCTGGTTTCTTTACTACTTGTTCTACGTTTAAAAAGTTTTCGTTTGCTAACATATAGATAGCGTTGTACCACCCCCACTTTTTAGCTAGTCCGTCTTGACTAAATCCGTCTTCTTCAATTTCTCTATTGAAGACTTCTTGGAATTGATTAAAAGTTGAGTTCCTAAATCGTAAAAAAAAACCGAAGCACCGTTAAAGTCTTCTACCTTTAAATGTTTCTTAAATAGGTCTGCTCGTTCTTCGTTAGGTTCGTAGTCTTCTATTCTATACTTGTCGTCCTTCTTTGCTGTAACAGGTCTGTATAATATACTTAGAATGTTATGTAGATTTTCTTCTAAGTTTTCTGTATATGTTTCTAAGTCTACAAATTCACCAAGTGTCATATCTACTAACTTGGGGTGAAACCCATACTCTACACCTTCTATTTCTATAAAGTGTTTAAGTTCGTCTGTAGGTACTGTTTCTAAAAACGTAGTTAAGTGTTTACCTAACTTACCTATACTTTTCATATCCAGACCGTACAATTGTCTTTTTGGTATATCCGTAATACAATTAAGTATTCTTATAACCTTTTCGATGTCGTGTACGTCCTCATCTTTTTTAAGAACTGCCATAAGTCTCTGATACCTTCCTAAGTTTAATTCGTTAAAACTTTCTGGTATATTAAAACTTAACTTCTTTTTACCGTTCAATAGTTTTACTTTCATAGTATATAATATAAATTTGTTGTTTTTAGTTTATTGTACAAAGTACTTACCTGCGTTAGGGTTGTCTAAGTGGTATATTACGTTATAACGTATTGCGTCTATAGCGTGGTTAAAACTATCTACGTATAACTTAGAACCCTTGTCTGCGTATATATAGTTGTTTAATTCTTTAACTATATTTATACTGTCTGTATCTACAATTAGTTCGTAGTCTTGCATTCGTGTAATACCACTTTCAATAGTACCTTTTTTTACAGGTCTTATATTTACTCCCGTATGTCTTAAGTCTTCTATTAGTCTAGGTTCTGCACTATCTGCTACTATTAGTTTGTTACCTACTTTGTTTAATACAATCTTTGCTAACTCGTGTGACTTTAACCCGTTTCTGTATATATGTTCTTTAAGGTATATTTTCTTCTTCGTTTTGTCTATAGCTATTTCTATTAATGTATCTGGGTCTACACTAAAACCAAAGTCCATACCACAAGACGTTTGTAGTCCGTTAGGGTTAAACCTTCCTATAGTCCAATTCTCAAATACTACACCTTCTGCTTTATCTAACCAATCACCAAGTATTTTATGGTTGTATTTCTTTATATTGTTTTGTTGTATTGTTTCTATACGTTGTAAGAAGCTTTCGTTTAAGTTGTGTTCGTTATCTAAGTATGTCGAGTGTATATAACAGATGTCGTCTTTAATACCATTAAACCCTGCTTCTACACCTCTGTTTTCAAAGAACCTTTTATATATCCAGTGTTCCTTTGTTGTAGGGTTAAGTATTAATACTATTCTGTTCTGTACTTCCTTTTCTCTAATTGACAGATCTATAGTATCGAAAGTGTTTTCGTCTATTAGTTCTTCTGCTTCATCAAGTACCCAACAACTAATCCCTTGTAAAGATTTTAGACTTGCTGTCTGGTTTCCTGAAGAAGTCTTAATACCTCTAAATATAATATCGCTGTTTGTTTTAGTATTGACTACTTCGGACTTGTTAATATTAAAGATACTCGTAAAACCTAATAAACCTATCTTCTCTAAAAACTCTGGTACAATACTTAGGTGTGCACTAATCATAGTATAACGAGTAAACAATACACGAACACCTTTAGACATAGTTAGTAGTGTTAAGAATACAGTAACTGCAAAAGACTTACCAGAACCCCTACCACCTGTAACTATGTAATATCTACAATTAGATGTAAATAGATTATTGTATTTACTATTTAGGTTCAGTGTCTATAAAGTTTATTAGTGGCATATTTAAACTTTCATCGTTTGTCGTTACGTCTACTCTTTGTTGAGGTTTACCGTAGAAGTATTCAAAGAATAATTTAACCGACCATTGTTCCTTTTTGTCTAACCCTTCTTTTAAAGCCTCTAAAGCTTTAGCGTTCATAGGTGTTAAGTTCTCTATTAGTTTCTGTTCTTCTGCTTTACTCTTACGGCCTGAACCTTTCCTAGCACCGCCGTTATTTTTTCTTTTATCCATAATTGAAATAAATTGATTAACCAATCTTACTATATAATATAAATAAGACTTATTTATTTGTTTCGGGTTCTTCTAAGGTAAAGTTAAACTCTGACATAGACCATACCCTAATTTGTTCGCAATAGTCTTTAAATTCGTTTGTATTAAGTTCTTTACTTGTATCTGCTATAAACAAATCTTTAAGTATTTCGTGCATCTCAAACTTATGGTAACCCAAGTAGTTACCTAATGGTATTACTATACACTTAAAATAGTATTTGTTTTGTGCGTGTGTTCTATTCACCTTTCATAAGTCCTTTAACGTAGTTACTGCTTTTACAATGTTCTTCGTTTCGTTTAATCTCTGGTATACCTTCGTATTCTTTTGTTCTTACTTGTTTCATATATTCGTTACAGCATATAGCGTCTTTACATACTAAACCGTTTGTAGTTGCTGTAAACTTTACTTTATATATATCTGTAGTCTTACTACATTCGTTACAAATAAACTTCATAGTCTGTTTTCTATTTGTGTTAGTATATACATTCCTAATACAAAACCTAGTCCAAATATTATTGCGTTTATTATCATTTCGATAAAAGGTATTCTAATAGTTGTAACGGTGTGTATATTGTTAGTCCGTCATTATAGTTCTTGTATATCTGCGTGAACTCTTGTTGTTCTTCGTTAAAAGTCCAAAAGGTTTTTACTCCGTTGTCTATTTGTTTTCTTAATATGTTCTTAATGTTTTTATATTTCATTTTCTGTATAATGGTGTCCATTTTGTATTTGTGTACGAGTTTTCTTTTGTTGTAGATAGTTCACGTATTCCAAAGTGCATCTCGTAACCGAAGTCTTCTGTTATTATTTCTGGTAGTGTTATTACTTTGTCTTCTATATTTTCGTAGTCGTTTACTATAGAAGGTTTTTCGTATCTAGTTTTAGTACGACCTATTAATTTACCTTTAATTATTTTCGACATATTTTTCTATTTCAAATTCTAAGTGTGCCTTAGCTTTAGTTAAACATTCAATCGGTGTGTCGTGTTTGTGGTACGATCTTAATATGTAAGTTACTGCTGTCGCAAGGTGGTATGGTAAATCAAAGTTATCGCATACCTTCCTAGCTTCGTAACCGTTCTTACCTTTGTAGTATTCTGGTACTCTATTATCTATTTCTATCTTTTTCGTTGGTGTTACATTTTCCCAGTTAGGTATCTTACCACCAGACCATTTATTATCTTTATCTTGTATTACTTCGTCTTGCCAATTCTTCATTTTTGCATTGTCTAAGTTCCTGTCGAACTCGTAATAGTGTTTACTCTTTTTCATATAAAAAATACATTTTAAAATTCTTTCCTACTTTCTTTAATACCCTTTTATACTCTTTAACTTCCTTTTTCTTTTTGTAGCGTGGGTGTTTCGAGTTTAGTTTTCGTTTCTTCATATCTTAGTAATTACGTCTTGCATAAATAAATACATACTTTTTAAACAACTACTACAATTTGTATTTACACTGTATGTAGTATCGTGTATTGTATTATATAGTTCTATTAGTCTTTGTTTACTCTTTGTGTCTTTTATTCGTCCGTTGTCTATTAGTTTCCATACTTCCTTTATTTCGTCTTTAAGGTGTGTAGGTATTTCTTTAGGTGCTTCGTACTCTTGCGTCGCTAACCAGTATTCGTTAGGACAGTCCATAATTCCCATAGAAGCCTTGATACGCATAAAACAACCACACAATTTACAAGATCCTGTAGGTTTAAAATATTCGTCACAACTTCTACAAGTGTCTAACCGTTCTTTATATACTTCTTTATTTACAAAGAACCTATTCATTTAATTTATCTTTAAGTAATTGTCTTACGTTATCTATTGTAGTAAATAAACTGTTTCTACTTATTCCTGTTTTCTTTGCTAAACTATCTAATGTATTCGTTTCGTAATAGTACAACTTAAATAGTTCCCTGTCGTACCAGTACATATCGTCTAACTCTTTATCTATTTCTTCTAACTTTTTCCATTTGTAATTGTCTACTATTTCTTCTGGTAAGTTGTAAATACTTTTATGATAAGCTTCTTGACTAAGAATAGTTGAAGTAGAAGTACCTGCTAAATTTGTGTAGTATTTTTTATACTTATAATAATAAGGACTGTTTTTACTTTGTAGACTTCTACGTATTACTACTGCTCCGTATCTTATTAAACCCTTTTCTCCGTCCTTGTCGTATATTCCTTTTAGTGTGTCGGGGTTCATCTGTAGTAAGTAAAGCATAAGTTCCTGGACTACTTCGTCTACTTCGTTCTTGTCGGTAGTAAGTCCGTAAGTCATTTTCACAAAGTGACTTCTTAGGTCTGCTAATATTTTATATATCTTGTTCAATTTTTATATCTTGTACTTTTTCTATAAAGTTATAACCTTCTTCACTTAATAAGTGTTTATATAATCTAACAGTATTTCTATTCTTTTCGTTTTCTAGTCCTGTTAAATATCCGTTTAACATAGCTGTGAAGTGTGTAGGTATTAGACTTATAAAGTCTTGATAGTTCGCAAGTACTAATACGTCTTTTCTATAGTTGTTGTGGTGTTCTATAATTATATTAGCTACGTCTATAAAGTCTTTATATTTGTCTTCGTTTTTTGTAACGTCTTTTATAGTTGTAGTTATCATATCTAAATACACTTGTAAAGCTATTTCGTGTTGGTAGTTTATACTAATCGGTTTTAATAGCATTTACTTTTTCTTTATAAAACTTAATCATATCTTCGTATTCGTGTCGCATATACTTTACAGTCGTTCTACTTAGTTCTTGTAGTTCTTCACTCTTACCTTCACCGATCCTAACGTCTATAAGTTTACCAAATGTATATTGTTCACCTTGTCCGAATAGGTTACACTTAGGACATTGTACCTGTACGTTCCCGTCTTCGTTCCACCTTGTAGCGTGGTGTTTCCTAGACATAAAGTGACCTGCGTGCATCTTTTTATAGTGTGCTGTTTTTCCACAAGTCCAACACTCAACTATTCCGTCTTTACTTGCGTTTCTTAATCTAATAAATAAACTAAACCATTTGTCTAACTCCTTTTTTAATTTACTTATACTTTTCACAATTCAATAATATAAATATTTCTTTTTTATTTTACTATTTTTTTATATAGTTATGAACATTACTTTATTAATATTTTATTACTATATACTTTTGTTCGTGTTTGTTGTTCTACTTTCCACTTATCTACTTCTTTGTGGTTTACAAACCAAATAATAGCTTTAGCTGTTGCGTAAGTATAGCGTTCTACAGGTTGTATAAACATATATTCCGTTACTTGTTTGTTTTTGTTGTTATGTGCATTGTAATTAACAATAAGTAGTTTGCCGTGTCTAGGTATATATTTAACGTCTATTTTTCTTTTACCTACTACTATGTCTGCTTCAACTTCTGGTTCTGTACCTAAAAATGTTAAAGCTTTATATTCTGTGTCGTTTTGTAAAAAGTATTCTTGTGCTATTAGTTCTGCAAGTATTCCTTGTACGTTATATTTCTTAGTGTCTTTACCTGCGTAATATTCTTTACCTACATAGTTTTTCAACATACCTTTTGTACGATCTGTAGAAAGTTCTTTAGCTATTTTATGAAACAAATAAGGGTATGTTATATTACGTTTTAACATATTATTTTTATAGTGTACTAGCTATTATTTCTATTAGTAATTGTTCTGGTATCTTACTTCGTTCGTAGTTATTTTTTAATCCTTGTGTTCCTGTTTTAGAACCTCTTGGGGCTGCTTCGTGGTGGCACTTTGTATTTCCTGCGTAACATTGTGGTTTAGGTCGCCAACCTTCAGTATTAAATATATCGTAAATATGATTGCTCCAAATGTCCGTAGGTTTCATTCTGTTATCACCATAAGAACAATACGTAACTGTTGTACGATTAATACCTTTTATTTTTCTACGCATTTTGCCGACAGGGTTTTCTATAAAATAATAGTCTGGTTTGTAGTGTTCTATTATTTCTAAAGTTTTATTAAGTATTTGCATTCCTAAAATAGCTTCTTCTGTTTTTGGTGTGTGGTCTTCGTGCCAGTGGTGTCCTATACTTGCTACACTAAAATACGTACAAGGTGGGCTTGCCCAAATTATATCTGGTTTAAATGGTACTTTACTATAGTCAAATTCTAAAATGTCTGTAATATAGTCTATATTTTTAAAGTCGTTTATATCTACACTAAACACTTCTAAACCAAACTTTTCGGCTACTTTACCAAATGAACGACTACCTGCAAACAGTTCTAAAACTTTCATAAAGTTTATTTATTTCTTCACCTGTTAAATTCCTTGTAAGTATTTCTAACAATTTAATTTGTAGTCTAACGTCTTCTGTTAAAGTATCTACTATTATACGTGCTTTACTTACAGGGTTAAGTTCTTCGTTCATTTTATTAAATTTATTTTGTTTTCTATTTTGTTAAGTCCTGTACCTTTTCTACTTCTGTATCTTAGTCTTTTGTCTGTGTGTTCTTTACCTTCGTTATTCCAAATTACAGCCCTGTGTGCTTTTATCCACTTGTAATATGTCTGTACGTTCAATACAAAGGTGTCTGTATGTCTAACACCGTTTCTAAAAGACTGTACTATGTCTTCGAAGGTCAAGTTAGGAAAGTCTTCTAAAAGGTCTGTAGCTAAAGTCTGTGCAAGTATTGCTAAAGTCTTGTCGTCTTTTACTTGTCCAAGTTCTACAAAAGTCTTAGTTATAAGATCTAAACATTTTAACTTGAGTTGTGAAGTTTCTATTTCTTTTATTTTCATATTAATTTCGATATTAATATACCTACAATAATATAAATTAAAATTGAAAGTATTACGTTTGTGTAATATTCTTTTCTTTTCTTTTTGTTGTATTCTTCTAAGTTCATATTTAATAAATTAAGTCCATTATAAAGTTAGCGTCTACGTCTGTTTCTTCGCAAATAATTTTTACTTGCTTTAATGTAAGTCGTTCTGGTTCGTTCATATACCTGTCTATAGTCAAAGGTGTTTTGTCTAAGTCTATTGCTAAACCGTAACGGCTGTAGCCTTCTTCTTTTAGCCACTGATGAAACAAACTTTTATCTAAAGTATTGTATTGTCCTTTGCGAAAAAATCTATGTACTTCTGGTTTCTTTGTTCTCATATTAAAATAGTTTAGTTTGTTCTTTGTTGTTGTTATTTATTATTCCTAAAGCAGTTTCTAGTATTGTTTTACCCGCTTCGTAATCTACCAGGTTTCTAGCTATTTTTAATTTTTTTTGTGTTCCTTTATATTTATTGAAGTTGTAATTATGAAACTTGCATAATCTTTTTAACTCATCTTTTCCTTGGCAGACACTAAAAGTTCTATAATTTAAAAAATTTGATAAATTAAAGTTTGTCCAGTATAAATGTCTACCTCTTTTTTTAGGGTTTAACATAGGTTCGTAATAAGGTATAACATTTTCTACTACATACTTACCTTTGAAATGGTGTTCTAAAAATATAATTTCTTCGTAAAGTTGCATATTTGGGTAAATAGGGTTTTTACCATTTGCACCTATCGCCCAATACCTAGCTTTTGAGTGTGTCGGACAAGGAGGAGAACTCCAAATAAAATCGTATTCTTTATAATTTTCTAGTAAGTATTTATGTGCGTCTGCTATTATTACTTTATCGTTAGGAAACCGATCTTGATATAACCTTGCTAGTTCAGTATCTAATTCTACTGCCGTTACTTCAATATCACTTTTTACTTCATTCCATTTGTATCTGTTGCCACCTAAACACGCATATAAATTTAATATTTTCATAGTCCTAAATGTTTTTTTGCGTTATTATAATTGTCTAGCTGTTGGTCTATTTTAGATGTAGGGTTTTGTTGTTTTCGTTTTTCCCACGTTCTAACCGCCGCCTGCCAGTTCTTCATTTTGTTTTTACCTACAAACCAATTCTTACTTTCGTAAAAGTCAAAAAATTGTTCTGCGTCTATTCCGTTGTTACGTTCTAAACAATATTGTTTAATTTCTTCAACAGAGGGTTTACTATTACTATACGTAGTATTATTATTAAGTATTGTAGTATTATCTTTTAACTTTTTGACAAGGGGGGTATTGACCTTTTTAACAACACCCCCTTTAATAATTCTTATATACCTATTGTCGATTTCTTTGCTACCTTCTTTGTATGTAAAAGATATTTCTATAAAACCTTCTTTAACTAATTCACTTACCCATTTACTAATTGTGGTTTTAGTTTTTCCGTAAAGGTTTGCGAAGTAACTATTACTAGCAAAACAAACCCCGTTCATATTTATTAACGCTGTAATTTCTGCATATAATAACTTAGCGTTCGGGGTTAAGTTCTGGTTGTATCTAACTTCAGAAGTTAGTATTGCGTAGTAGTTCGGTTTCATATTTGTACGTCTAAACTAAATCGATAATCTAATAAAGCAATTCTAATCTTTTCTAATTGATTACTAAAGTCTTTATAAGAAGTTCTTATAGAAGTTTTTAACACACCACTTTTAACAATAATAAATACTTCACCTGTCGAGGTTTTAACTCCGTTACTTAACAAGTGGTTACGTAAGTCTTGTTTAGTTAAAAAAGTCTTTTGTTCTTTTTTACTTTCCTTATAAACATTAAATACTTTAGTAAATAGGTTTCTGTATTGTGCCCAAAGTTTAAAGTTGTCTGCGTGTTTCTTCTGGTAGTGGTAAATGTTAGATCTGTCACGGTTTAACACCTTAGCTATTGTAACGAAATGTATTCCATTTTTTAAACATATATTCGCTACTACTTGTCTTGCTAAAGCGTACGGCTCCTTCCTTGACTTAGAAGTTAAAGAACCTTGTTCTAGTCCTACTATTTCAGTAGCAATATTACAAAGGTCTTTTACTTCTTTTGTGTCCGTTATTCCTTCTAAAATCATTAAAACGGTAAGTCTGTGTTATCAATTTTAGCAACTACTTTTTCTGTCTTAGCTACTACTTCTGTTTCTTTACCGTTTACCCAATGCGTAAAAGTGTCTGCTAATCTTAATACATCTGCACTATTTACACTGTTACCAGACTTTATATAAGCACTACATAGTTCTACTGCTGCTTTTAAACTTGATTGTTTAATAATAGACTTCTGTACGTCTGGGTTAGATTTACTAGAATATCCACCGCCACCGCTGTATTGTTCTCTTTGTATCTTTATAGAACCTTTATCGTTTATTGTGTAGGTTATTTCGTCACCTACTTTAACGCCTGCGTCTTGTCCTTTCTTGTAGATTTTACCTGCGTCGTTGTTGTCTAATTCTAGTTCAAATACATATAATTCTTTAAATGTTCCTGAACCTTGTACGTTTGTTACTTTTGCTGTTTTCATAATATTTATTTATTTTGTCTACTCTATTAGGTTTTCGACTTACCCCTATTTGTTTAATTTTATACTTACTACTTCTTTACCACCTTTAACTATTGGTGGTTCTACTAACTCGCCTGTGTCTAAGTCTATAACATCTGACTTTATAGCTGCCTTGTGTTTGTCTTTTAAAGCTTTCAATTCAAGTTCTCTTGTTACAATTTCTGGTATGTTAGAAAAATCGTATCTAGTAGCAGAATTTTTAAGTGTAACTTCTGCGTCAAATGTAGTAAAAGTTTTTGTATTAAACTTAGCTGCTTCTTCTATTACTAAGTCGTCTACATTCTTTTTAACTTGTTTAATAATTTCTTCGATTTTCTTTAGGCTTATAAAAGCTTCTAAAGCGTTTACTTCTCCGTTTTGTACTGCAGTAGTTATTTCTGCTACAGTTTCCTTAATGTTTGTTGTTTTGATTAAATTCATATTTATTTATTTATATATTATACATTCGTCTTCGCATACTTCACGTTCTCCACACTCTTTACAATTTTGGTGGTCTTCACAATAGCAGTCGTCAAATTCTGCTTCTTTTTCACAAAGTCCACAAATAACATTATCTCCGTTATATTCTGTAGGATCGTATTGTTCGTTTGTTATTATAGTTATCATAAGCTTATAAAGTAAAATAAGGTTATTAATATAGATAAAGATATAACACCAATTACAGCGTATGTTATTTCACTAATTAAGTCTATATCTATTTCGTTAATTCTTTTTACATTATATTTATAGTCGTTGTTATGCGTTATAAATCTTTGCATATCTTGCTTACTCATATACTGACTAAATCCCGATTGTTTGTTAGTTATTTTAAACATCTTATTTTGTTTTAATGTTATACAATTCACTTCTTTTATTCTGTAAAGCGTGTAAACTTATATTATCTAATATATAAGTGTCTATAATATGGTTTATATGCTCTATCATTTTGTCCGTACAATAATCGTTTGCAATTTTTACAATACGTTCTGTAGCGTCTAAACTATTAAGGTGTTGCCCGTTTTCAATAATCTTGTAGACGTCTTTTTTTAATCTTGTTTTCATAATTTTAATTTTTAGTTTTTAATTCGTTTAATTATTTTTGTATGAAATTTTTTAATAAATTTTCAATAGATATTATTTTAGTTTTGTTATGTCTAAATATAATAATATCGTTTTCTGATTGTTGAACCGACCAAACTAAACCGCTTCTTTTGTTCGTCCAATATTGAGTAGTATTTATTTCTATTGTTTTCATACTACAAATATAGTAATTATTTTATTACTAACACAAATTTAAACAAAATTATTTAAAAGTTATTAACATTTAGGGTGTTTATAAGGATTTTGTATCTAATAAGTTTAGATACTTCTGTAGTGTGTTTGTATTAAAATAGTACGAAAGTGTCTTAAAACGTACCTATAAAGACATTAAAAGGTTTATTGGTACTGTTCCGTTCTCTAATACTACCGAACACGCTATAGCTGGTTTTTTACCCGCCTTAGCATAAGCAAAAGAATAGCTAGAAAAGTCAATACCACAACCTACTTGCATACCAAAAATACGAAAGTTTTTACCTACATAGTTTTCTGTATAACATTGTGTATGTAAGTGTCCTTGTACTGTGTTCATAAGATCAGCACGACATTTTGTTCGTGCAGTACCACCTTCACCGTGTAAATATTGTACGTTGTCTAATTCGTAAGATACCTTAAAATTCCATTTAGGCACTTCTAAGACTTCTTTATAAGACTTTATCCACTTCTTCGGTATTGCGCTTGTTTGTGCTTTACGCATTATAAGTCTGTCGTGGTTTCCTATAATAACTGTAGCTTTAGGAAACGCTTCATACCACCTTGCAATTCGTTTTATAGCAAAGTCTAGTTCTTCACCTCCACCCATTCCGTCGGCGTCTGTTTCGTGATAACTACTATAGTGATTATCTATAACGTCACCTATAAATACAACTTCGTTACAAGAGTATTTAACGTACTGTTCTTTACAGAAGTCTAAATATTCGTCTAAGTCAAAAGGACAGTGTAAGTCACCTATAACTAATACGTTTCTTTTTGGTTCTGAACGTAGTTTATTTAATACTTCTATTTCGTGTGGTTTTAACCTATAACGGTTATTACGCATTACTTGGTTCTGTTTGGTACTACTTTATCGATAAACCAAATAACCTTATTTAATAATGAGTTGTCTTTTTCAGACGGTGTAAGTCTAACAATTACTTCGAAAATTGCTATTAGTGACCAAATTAAAGTAGTCCAGTCAATGTTTGATAATTCCATAATATATATAATTTTAGTTAATATGTCCAAGTTACGTTTTGTGTTTTTTCTAAATCTAAATCTACGTGAATAAATGTATCTGCAATACCTATCCTGGTAAAACCTGCTAACAATAAGCTATTAATAACTATAAATCTACTTTTACTATCCTTAACGCTTATGTCTGCTGCTAGTCCTTTTAAGTGACTACTATTGCGACTTGCCTTATAACCTCTTTTTATAAGATCTTCGTTGTACTCCTTACATCTAAACCCACTCGTTATTTTAAAAGGTGTATTTTCTGCTAGTCCTCTTGCACGGTCTAGTTTGTCTAAAAATGCGTAGTTCATCTTTTCACCTTTACAGTCTTCACCACCGCAATTACAATTAAACTCTGAGTGTTTAAAGTATTTTAAAGTCATTATTTTTTTTTACAGTCTAGGTCGCATTTACCTAAACATACTTTTTTTAAAGTTATGTAGTATAATATTTTACAAAGTGTTTTCATTTATTTATTTTTTTTATAGTGCGAGTACCACCTATTTACAGTATATCCAATAGTTAAAACTAATAGTAATATTTTTAAAATCATTTCTATTTCGGCAAATGTAGTAAAACCTATTACAGAACTATTTACTACTATTGTTTCTACTGTGTCTTTTGTTGCTGTTCTTATTGGCACTTTTAATATATGTTTTTAAAGCTACTTCGTTTTTAGCTTTCGGTTTATAGTTCTTTTTCATTATTTAAGATCTGGTGTTAAGAAGTCGTCTAAAGTAATATCTCTACGTTGGTTTCTGTCGTATTCTAAATTCATTCCAGAATAATAGTTACTGTGGTCTGGTGTTACGTCTGCACCTGTGTTAGTAGAATATTCAGGAAAACTTGCAGTATTGTTTTTAATGAATTCTATGAGGCGTTCGGTGTAGAATTCAGAAGTGTTCCTAATTTCTTCACGCAAATCTTGTGCTTCTTCTCGTGTTAAAGGTGTACTGTTTTCTGCAGTTTTAGAAACTACGTTGTTGTTCATAACCTTATAACGTAAAAATGGTAAAGCTTCGTAAAAACTCCAATGTACTAAAGCGTCTTGTATGTAGTCGTCTACTAAAGTCTGGTATGCACCACTTAAAGAACCTGCTGTTATTTTCGTCTGTAACGCTTCGAATAGGTCAGTTCCTAACTTAGTTTCTATATACTTCTTTTGTGCTACCTTTATGTATGGTAGTAAAAATTCGTTGTCTACATTACCACCTATTGCAGTACTGTCTTTTATTTTGTTTTCACTTATGAATAATACGTATGACATTTAATTTTATTTTATAAATCCTTTGTTCGGCATTCTTTTCGGTGCTGTAGATACTTTAATATCGTTAGCTTCTGGGTAAAATCCTGACTTCCTAGCTTTAGCAGTACTAATAACATCCCCATCTTCTAAGTTACCACTTCTTGAAACTCCTAAAGTAAATTTCCAGATCTTCCTTCTGAAGTAATGATGACACGAACCCCCTCCTTTAAATTTCCATATAGAATAAGTGTCTGCACCACCTTTACCCCAACCTCTATTTACAGGTATATTTTCTAATCTTATTAAATCTTCTTTACGATACATTTTTTTAGCCGATAACATTTTAGTGCAAAACTCCCTACTTTTACCACTTTCTCTAGTTAGTCCTGTATCTTCTGCGTATTCGTATCTTACTTTGTATAAGTTGTAGTTTTTATCTATTCCGTCTTGTTCTGAACGTGCGTTAGGTCTTGCTGTTCCTGTTGTAGCTAAGTCTAAACGGTGTATTTCGTTTAATTCTTTTTCGAAATCAAAGTCTTCGTCTTCGTCTTCTACTCTTTCGTCATCTATTAGTTCGTAACCTTCTGGTGCGTCCTCTCCGTATTCTGCTATAAACTTATCTAGTTCTGTTTCTTCGTATCTGTCACATTTTTTTTTACAATCTTTAGAAGGTTTAGCACAATCACACTTTTGTAAGTTAGTTATTTGGTCGTGGTTTTCACACGGCATATAATACGTTTTACCGTCTTGTGTGTGTTCGTGGTAACCTGAACAACCTAATTTTTCTGCTTCAGCTTCTGCTTCTTCTATAGTGTCGAATAAAGGTAGTTCTTTACCGTCTGTTATCATACTACCAACCTTTGCGTATTCTTGTCTATTGTCTTCGTCGTCAGCTGTTAGTTCTTCTTCTAAAGGTTTTAAACCTAATTCTGCACGTATTTCGTCTTCAGTCATTACTGACTTCATATCTTCTATAGTAAACCTTGTTGTAATTGGTTTGTTCTGTACTATTTCTAAAGGTAAGTTAATACCGTTTACTTCTAAGATTTTACCTAAACAAGATAATATGTTATTTTGAAATGGTTTTATTACAGTGTTTAAAAATACTTCAAAAGCACTATTTAGTTCTTCTGCGTTATTACCTAAACCTGTACTGTTTTTAATACCCATTAACATAGGTGAAGTAACTCTATGACCTGTAAGTATGTTTTGTACTAAAAGTTCCTGTAAAGCTAAGTATTGTTTGTCTGCGTCAGCTACCGAAATAGGTGTTATGTCTGGTGTTCTGTTTTTATCGTCTGAAAATGTAAGTACAAATTTACCTGCATTACCTGAACCTGTAAATTTCTTTTTAATACTATTTTCTACTTGTCTTCGTTCTTCTGCTGTTGGTACTCCATTAGCAAAACTAATAAAGTAAGATCCTGCAAAACCGTTTTCTATATTTGCTAAATGAAATTCTGCTACCTTTTGGTCAATTAAACACCAGTTACAAGCTGCTACATAATCTGGTACTTTGTATAGTTGCATATTAGGGCTGTACATACCGTCATATATAATAGCATTAGGGTTTGTT